CACTTGTCAGTATTTTAACTTACAGTCATCTATGTTGAATTGCATTTCAGAGGGCCTAGGGTTAGAAGAGGGTGTAGGTTATTGCGATAAGCTGCACTTTGCCTGCTCTATGGAGAAAGTTTGTAATTTGTGGGAGCTGGGCGTTCCTAAAACAGATGGTGATTTAGATGACTATCCTTCAGATATGGGGAACCAGAAGGACATTATGTAATGGACGCAAAAGACCGTATTTTAGAGCCATTTGACTTTAAAAAGTCACCTAGCATGAGCAGCCAAATGTTTGAGGCTGCTCCTGGTGTTTTTGGCAACAAAGACGGCGTTGGCCCCTTGCAGTCTGTAAACAGGGTTATGATTGGCGGTCCTGTTGATATTTTTGACTTTATTGGTCGCGCTGGAGAATCTGGGCTTCGCGGCGCAGCGGAGGTGGCTGGCGGTACCTATGAGGCATTAGGCGGTGGGCAAGGTATGTCGAGGCGGTTAACGCGAGACATTTACGGGTTGGGTCAGATTGGTGGATTAATGGCAGGGGCAAGCCCTTCGTCCCTGTCTAGCGCGAGGGTACCCTCCACTCGCCGCGCTGCCCCATCTGACTCAACACCTTCTGAAGGTATTATGAAGGCGTTAGAGGGCCCACCAAAACCTGCTGGTTTACTGCCTTCTCCAAAGCCCAGGAAGGCTTTAGAGGGTGAGATTGTATCAGGGCCTTCGGATAACTTTCTCCAAGCTCAAGCCAAAAGAGACAAAGCAATTTCCAATCAGGGCAAGGATGTCTATCAGGAGGAGATGGATTATCTTGGCTTAGAAGACTCTTTTCAGACAATTAAGGTAGATATTGAGGACGGTCTGGAAGGCGCTGTTGGCAGAGGCTTTGAGCCTGTAGATGCAGATGGTTTCTTTGATACATTTCAAGACCGCGTTATGTATGAGCGCATGAAGGCTGAAGGTCGCGGAGAAACTCCGAATATGGGTGAGATTATTGCCAAAGAGCTTCCTGAAACAATAAATGATTTTGAACGCAGTTTTGGTTTGTTTGTAGACCCTACTGATATGGTAAACAAGATTGCTAAAACTGCCGATGATGCTTATGATTTCGGCGTAAGAAACGCCAAGAAGCGTATGGATGACGCTGAAGCCAACAGAAGAGATTTAGAGGCCCAGAGAAATGTGGCGCGTGCTAGAAACGAGCAGCGCGAATACTACAGGGGCATGGGCATTACTGACGATATGACAGATGACCAAATAAGAGATATACTGTACGAGCGTCAAACGGGTATGCAGCGTGATTTGGCAGGGGCAGGTATACCAGAGCCAAAGCAACAAAAACCCAATCTGCGCGTTGTGATTGATAATGAGGACTTAGACTAATGGCAGTTGAAAAAGGCATAGGTTCAGGCGGCGACAATGTAGTGCCGATGAATCCGCAAGAGCAGGCTGAAATTGATGTCATAGAAATGGCAGCCGAGCCGGGCCAGGTTTCTATGGAGGATGGCTCTGTTATTGTTGGTGACATATCAGAAGATATGATGATGACAGAGGTTCCTTTAGAGATACCTTTTGGTGATAACTTGGTCGAATATATGGACGAAGCAGACGCGATGACCATTGCCTCTGATTTGGTTGGCGACATTGACGATGATTTATCTTCTCGTGAAGATTGGGAAGATACATACAAGCGCGGCATTGACTTGCTTGGCATGAAGTACGAAGAGCGTTCTCAGCCGTTTGAGGGTGCTTCTGGTGTTGTGCATCCTTTGCTTGCTGAGTCTGTTACACAGTTTCAGGCACAAGCTTATCGTGAGCTGCTGCCTGCTGGCGGCCCTGTGCGGACACAAATTATTGGTGATGAGAACAAGGATGTTTTAGCGCAGGCTGACCGCGTTAAAAATTACATGAATTACCAGATTACTTACGAGATGGAAGAGTACGACCCTGAGTTAGACCAGATGTTGTTCTATCTTCCGTTAATAGGCAGTACTTTTAAGAAGGTTTACTTCGACCCCTTGTTACAAAGGGCAGTGTCTAAGTTCGTTCATGCTGAAGATTTAGTTGTTCCTTATACAGCTACAGACTTAGCATCGTCTACTCGCATTACGCATGTAGTGAAGATGGACAGAAACGAAGTTCGCAAGCTTCAGCTAACTGGCTTCTATGCTGACGTTGACTTGCCGGGTGAGGGCTATGGCGAGAGCGATTATTCAGATGTTCAGGAAACCATTGATGATGTTCAGGGCATTGCTCCTGCGGGCACCAACGAAGATATTACTCTATACGAGGTGCATACAAACTTGGATTTGCCTGGGTTTGAAGATTTAGACCCCAGTGGCGAAGAAACTGGTTTAAAGCTGCCATATATTGTCACCATCATAGAAAAGAACAACAAAGTATTGTCTATTCGCCGCAATTACGAGCAGACAGACCCGTTGCGCCGCGCTAAGCCTTATTTTGTGCACTATAAGTTCTTGCCTGGTTTGGGTTTCTATGGTTTTGGCTTGACGCACATGATTGGCGGCTTGTCTTTGGCAGCAACCAGCCTATTAAGACAGCTTATTGACGCTGGCACGTTATCTAACCTTCCTGCGGGTTTCAAAGCGCGTGGCGCTCGTATTCGTGACGAAGATGAGCCACTGAGCCCGGGTGAATTCCGTGATATTGATGTCGCGGGTATGGATATTCGTCAGTCCTTGATGACGCTGCCGTTTAAAGAGCCCTCACAGACGCTCTACGCGCTCCTAGGGACGCTTGTAGACTCTGGGCGTAGGTTTGCGTCTATGGCTGACATGAAGGTGGCTGAGATGGGCGGAGAAACGCCTGTAGGGACTACTATGGCTATTATGGAGCGCGGCACAAAGGTTATGTCCGCTATTCATAAGCGCTTGCATTATTCTCAGAAGATGGAATTTAAGCTTCTGGCTAATGTTTTTGGCAGGTTTATGGCACCGATGTATCCGTATGCAATACCCGGCGCACCACCTGAAATAAAGGTGACAGACTTCGATGCCCGCGTTGATGTTTTGCCAGTTTCAGACCCGAATATTTTCTCTATGTCACAGCGTATTGCTTTGGCGCAGACAGAATTACAGTTAGTTCAATCAAACCCTGAAATTCATGGGAACGAACAGGGTTTATACCAAGCGTACAGAAAAATGTACGAAGCATTAGGAGTTACCAATGTTGATGCCATACTCCCTCCACCACCTGTGCCTCAACCTACAAATCCGGCTAAGGAGAATCAGGAAGCTATGCGCGGCAAGCCTTTACAAGCTTTCCCAGACCAGAATCATCAGGCGCATATCGAGGCGCACCTCGCAATTATTGCAACACCTGTGGCACAGGCTAACGCAGCTATAGTGATGACGTTGCAAGGCCATATCCAAGAGCATCTTGGGTTTATGGCTGAAGCGATGGCGCAACAAGAGATTATGGAACAGCTTTCACCAGAAGAGCAGATGCAAATTCAATCTTCTCAAGAAGGCATGATGGCTATGCAGGCAGAAGTTGCCTCACGCGCTGCTGAGCTTGTTGGAGAGCTTAGCGAGCAGTATGCACAGGCTGTAACGCCGCCACAGCAAACTGACCCTCTTGTGGCGATTCGTCAGCAAGAGCTTGCTTTGCGTGAGGCCGATATTCAGCGCAGAGCGAAAGAGGCTGATGACAGAAACCAGCTTGACCGCGAGAAAGAAATGAATGACCAGATGGAAGCTGCGGCTCGCATCAACATTCAAAAAGAGGCTCTGGACGAAAAGACCAGAGTTGCAGAAGAGCGCATTCAAACCCAGAGGGATATAGCCGCTCTAAACAACATGACGAAAGGGCAATAAAATGTCAGCAAGTTCATTAAATCGCAAAGTTGCAGAAGTAGAAAAAGCTAAGAAGGTGGAGCGTAGAAATGCCGCTATCAAAAGGTACGAGTCAGAAGACGATATCATCAAACATATCGAAGTTGAAGAGCGAGGGGTACCCGCAGAAACAATCAGTAGCGATAGCGTTATCGACAGCGGGGAAATCAAAGCAAAGCCCAAAAAGCTCGCAAAAAAGTCCGCAGGCCCTAAAAAAGGGCGGAGTGGTAAAAGGGTTTTCCCCGATAGCTAGGCCACAGAGATTTCAGGGCGTGTTCTAATGAGTGCAGAAGATGTAGCAAGAAAGCTATTAGAGCTAAAGATACTGCCACGATTTATGATGCTTTGCATGACGGGCGTTTACATTAGATGCATTGAATGGGCGCTTAGCCAGCCGGATTTAACAACTCAGCAGGCTTCGCTAATATCGGTGGTCACGGGTGCCATGACAGGCAGTCTAGCAGTCTGGTTAAATTCTGAGAAGGGCTAATGCCTATAGAGCTCCAATATTGGTTAGTGTTTATGGTTACATTGAACACATTCATAAATTTGATTGTGTTCTTTAGACATAGGTTTAAAGATGCCAAGAGTAAGTGAAAACACAGAGGTAGCACTTCCTCTCCGCAACATTATAAGTATGGTTGTCGCGGCTAGTTTAGCGACCTTTGCCTATTTTTCGATTATCGAAAGATTGAATACAATCGAGACTAACATCACAATGATGAACTCTGACTTGGAACAGAACACAGAGTTTCGCATCAAGTGGCCTAGAGGTGAGATGGGAAGTCTCCCTGCTGATTCTGAGCAATTCATGCTAATAGAACACATTGCCACTGAGTTAGAGAAGTTGCAAACAGAGATTGAAGAAGGTCGTGCGCCATATGACCAACAACAAAAATTAACTCTAGAGTTTTACGAAAAACGTATTAGTGGACTTGAAGAAAATTTAGAAAAGTTGCGAAACGGTGATTGAACTTACTTTTGTTTTATTATTGGTTATAGGCGGTGAAAGAGCAGAGTACACACCGTACACTTCCTTGTCTGAATGCCTATCTACTAGACGTAAAATAGAAAGAAAGGTAGGGCGTTATCAAAACGACTTTAACAAGCGATGGACTTGTAAAGAGATGACAGTTAAAATGCAAGACGGGGCTATATTAGAAATAATTAAGTAGTTGGAGGGTGTTTAGGAGCAAAAAATGGACCCTGCATCCGCCATTGCAATTGCCACCGCGTCATTCACAGCTCTTAAAAAAGGTTTTTCTATTTCCAAAGATGTCTACGCTATGGCTGGGGACATTGGAAAATTTATGGACGCGATTGACTCCGTAAAGAACGTTCATAAAGAAGAAAAGAAAAAGTATGGAAGTGTTGGCGAAGAGGCTTTGCAAAGCTTTGTCGCCCACAAAAAAGCTCAAGAGATGGAGAATGAGCTAAGAAACTTCTTAATAGGCAATTATGGGTTTAATGCTTGGCAAGATGTTCTAAGAATACAAGCTAAGATAAGAAAAGAAAGAATAGCCATGAGAGAAAGAAGAAAAAGGCAAATACAGCAAATGGTAGAAATAGCTTTCATAACTCTTGGCGGTGCGGTAGGTTTAATTGGTATATATTTGTTTGCTATGTATTTAAAAGGATAGGGGGACGACATGTTACAGGCTTTAATAGGCCCAGCCACAGAGCTGATTGGTAAATTTGTTGAAGACAAAGACCAAAAAAATAAGTTGGCGCATGAAATCGCCACTATGGCAGAAAAACATGCCTTGGAAATGGCAAAAGGCCAAATGGCTATTAACGCTGAAGAGGCAAAATCTCGAAATGTTTTTGTATCCGGCTGGAGGCCCTTTATCGGCTGGTCCTGCGGTCTTGCCCTATTCGCTCATTTTATTTTATTTCCGTCGGCTGATGTAGTGACCGCTTATATGGGGTATCCCCCCGTTTCATACCCGGCATTTGATATGGACAGCTTAATGACTATATTGTTAGGCATGCTCGGCTTGGGTGGAATGAGGTCATTTGAAAAGTACAAGAAACTTACGAAGTAATCCGCGCCTGGAGGGGTCATGGACGCAATAGCACTAACAGAATATTTATTAAAGAACATCCGACAGCAGAAGGATGACTATGCAACTATGCTGTCGAATGGTGCGGTAGAAAACATGGAAAACTACCGCTTCATAGTAGGTCAAATACGC